CGACCCGGCGCTCAGGTATTGGGAAGACACCGAGCAGCGGCTGCGGGCGCTCGCGGCGACCGGGCTCAAGAACTATGTGGATTCAACGCTTGTTGGGAAGTCTTCGCCGTCAGGCGCGGGCGCGACCGGAAAGACACGCGACCGGCTTGTAGAGTACATCAGGGCATCCAAGCCGTTCATCAAGGTATCGGTCCCACCAAATGGCTCGCCGAGATTGTGCCTGGACAAGAAGAACAAAGACAGCGTGAAGGGTTGTTTCGTCGAGGCGCTGCCGCTTGCTGAGAAGCTCGCGGCGAAGCTCTGGCGGTGATCATCCAATCGCCGACTTACGCATGTTGCGCTCGTGCTCGTCCTGGAGCTGCTCAGGGTTGATCTCGACGAAAGTGGCTGCCATGGCTGATCTCCTCGTTGTTTGAGGGCTTCTTTGCCCTACACCCTAAGCATAATCGAAGATGGATCAGAAGTCGAGAAAAATCGACCCAAGTAGTCAACTTTTTTTGGACATACGATCTTCCACAATCTTATCAAGTACATACGTGTATGAGCGTCCCTGGACTAGATCCTATGGCAGTTACAGGATAGAATGGAGCCTAACAGAGCCTGAAAATGGGCTCACAAACCGCCTCCAGCACGTCGGAAGACGGGCAGGCCGAGCGATTTAGCCGTTGCGAAGGCTGTCAAGAGGCAATTCACACGGAGGTGAACAATGGCTTCAGGTGGAATCAAACAGGCAACGGGAAGTTTCAAGGGCACAGGCGCCGCCATCGACATCAAGACCGTCGGCTTCAGACCGAAGACCGTGGACTTGTTCAACGTCGGCGGCACCACCATCGGGCACTGGACCGACATGATGGCCGACGGATCGATGCTGAAGCAGATCACTGCTGGCACGATGTCGCTCGTCACCAGCAACGGCGTGACCCCACTCGCGGATGGCTTCCGTGTTGGTACCGATACCGACATGAACGTCAGTGGCGAGCAGGTTCACTGGGTTGCTCGCGAGTAATCCAGCCGTGAAAGCTGTCTCGGGCTCGTTGGCCGTATGCCAACCTCCAAGTCGTCAGCGGCTGACGAGCCCGAGGCAACGTGGTCGCGTGGAAGCAAGGGGCAAACAATACTCTTTGAGCGGCAGTTGCGGCTCGTTGGCGATGGGCGATGTTATGGCACTCCGAGAAGCTGTATCATCGTTAGCCGAGAAGACGGGAACGCGCTGCCTGACGATTTGTTCAATGAATCTGGCGAGCGAATTGATCAAGATCGGCCGTGACATCGCACCAAACGAAGTCGGCATCACCGCCATCGGCATCACCGCAGTCTCGCACATCGCCATACGAACATGGCCGATGTTAAAGCATTTTGAGTTGGACCTTTTCTCAATCCGAGAAGTCGATGCAGAGACCATAACACGTTGGGCGCGCGAAACGCTCGGCGCGACGGTCTGGGCATGCGAAAGCTACAGGAGATGAATCATGGCACAGTCCGTTCAGCAAGCTCCGAAGTATCAGTTGTACAGGGATGCCGTCACGGCCGTGGATACGCTGCCGATGACCGAACAGAAGCAAGGCATCAATCTCGCGGGATACAAGCAGGCCCACATCCAGATCATCCCGAGCGGCGGCGCGAATCCGACCGTGGCGGTGCTCTGGTGGTCAGACGATGCCGGCAAGTTCATCCAAGAGCAGACGCCGATCACCAAGACCGGCGTGGGCGCCAACACCGCCTACGAGTTCACGGTTGACGCCCGAGGGCGGATCTTGTTCGTGGCGTTCACGACGCTCGCGAGCGGATCTTGCAAGGTCGCAGTCGCGGGCTTCGACCTGAACAACCTGCTCTGAGGAGGGCGCCATGCCATTTCCGAATGAGCACGCGGCTCGACAGGCCGACCCGAGCGGCTTCAAAGAATTCAGGCGGCAGCACCCCAAGGGATTCCCGAAGGGCATTGATGTCGTCTTCGGCATCGACGACAAAGGGAAGACCGCCATCCAAACAGTGCGATTCGACAGCAAGGAATGGACGGCCGACAAGGCCAAGAAGTGGCTCAAAGATCACGGCATGAAATCGGGCGGCTTCGAGGAAGCTGCCGAAAAGAACATGGTGTCGTGGAAGGGCGTGATATGACGACCACGAGATTGAAGCGACTTCCCGACGTGGTGACCATCAAGGGCGCCGACGGGAAGCGCTCGGCAACGATGATCTCGACCGGGCTGCTTCAATGCGAGTGTGAAGCGTGCGCGCTTCGCTTCTACGTTCCGAGCAGAGTTGTCGAGATGTGCCCGGCTTGCGGCCATCGCAAAGTCAAGATGATGTGGACGCGACCCCAGACTGTGCTGGTTCCAGAAGACCAGTCAACATTTTTCAACCACAAGAAACCAGGAGCAGTTTGATTGGCTCGCAGCGCCGTCATGCCTATCCTTCGGGACAACCCGAAGGCGCTTGAAGAAGCCGAGCGCTCACAGCTCCTGGACTACTATCAGCACTACAGGAGCATGGGCAACGAGTGGGTGCGGCGCCAGGTATTGAAGAATGACCGCACCGACATCCTTGCAACATACGTGCTAGGATACCAAGTCAAGCCATTCCATCTGGCGATGATGCGGTATCAGTTCCAGCACCCGGACAGCCTTCAACTCGTCTTCCGAGGAGCCGGCAAGAGCACCGTCTGCACAATCACGAAGGTGATTCACCTGCTCTTGAAGAATCCCAACATGAGGATTCTCCTGGCATCGAAGACGATCAACAACGCCGAAGCCTTCCTCAAGGAGATCAAAAGCCACTTCGAGAGCAACCAGAAGCTGGCAGAAATCTTTGGCAGATACTATGATCCGCAGCGAGTCACGAAGTGGGACACGCGTGAAATCGAGGTCTTGCCCAGGACGATCTACACGAAGGAAGCGAGCGTCACCTGCGTTGGTGTTGAGGGCACCATCGTCGGCAAGCACTATGACGTGATCATCGCCGATGACCTTGTGGACGAAGACAACACCAGAACGAAGTATGTGCGCGAGAAGACGCGCACGTGGTACTATCAAACGCTGGACCCGTGCCTTGAGCCGCCAGACGAGAACATCAAGCATCGCGGCGAGTATCACCGACTTGGGACGCGCTACCATTATGACGATCTGTACGGGCACCTGATCTCCAACGAGCTTCGGAAGCATCACCAGATCATCCCAGCGCTCGATGCCGTCGGGCGAAGCCCTTGGCCAGAGAAGTATCCACCGAAGTGGTTTGCCGAGAAGCGCGGGAAGTCAGGCCTGATCATCTTCAACGCTCAGTATCAGTGCGACACCGAAGCGATGAAGGGCGAAATCTTCCAGTATGACGATTGCCAGATCGTCGATGAAGCCGACATCCCGACCGACCTGCGAGTGTTCATGGGAATCGACTTGGCCATCAGCCAACAGGATAAGGCCGACAAGTTTGCCATCGTTGTGCTGGGGCAAGACTCGACCGACCGGCGCTATGTGCTCGACTTCTACGAGAACCAGCTCAGGTTCAATCAGCAGACGGCCAAGATCCAAGAATTCTACAAGAAGTGGGATCCAATCCGAGCGGCTATTGAAGTCAACGCCTATCAGGCGGCACAGTATCAGAACCTGAAAGACGAAGACAAAGACATCAGACTCATCCCAATCACGCAAGACAAGGATAAGATAAGCCGAGCATGGAAACTGTCGGCCATCTTCGAGGACAAGAAGGTGTTCTTCAAACGCAACATGAATATGTTGATAGAACACCTTGTTTTGTTCCCCAACTACGGCTACAAGGATCTGTTCGACGCTTTCGATCTGGCCGAGCGCGCGTTGAAGATGCGCAGCAGGAAGCGGAAGCGGGCAGAACCGGGATTGCTGTGAGGAGCGTATCATGACAGAGACAGCCACAACGAGTGTCGCAGCTGGGACCGTCCGAAGTGCGACGGCGAATCAGCGAGCGGTCAGAGCCATCGTCATCGGCGTGAAGAAGCAAGCCGAGCCCGAGCCAGGGATGTCAACGGCGCTCGCCAACGATCCCTTCGGCGAGTTGATGCACAAGGGCGATATCATTGAGCCGCCATTCGACATGCTGACGCTCGCGATGCTTCCAGAGCACAACAGCGAGTTGGGCCAGGTCATCGAGGCCATGGAGACCAACATCGACGGCTTCGGCTATCGCTTCGTGCCTCGCATCCGAATCGGCGACCCTGGGAACGAAGCACCCGAGCCGATCATCAAAGCGATGCGGCAAGAGCACATCGATCTCACCAACTTCTTCATGTACGCGGCGCTCGAAGATAGTTTCACAACCTTCAGGCGGAAGCTCCGCAAGGACTTGGAGACCACCGGCAACGGCTACTTCGAGGTCATCAGAAACGCTGCTGGGAAGATTCAGGGCTTCACGCACGTTCCGAGTTATCAGATGCGGCTCGGGAAG